GAGCTACAGCATTAAGTGATTTAGCAGGAGCAAACTTAGCACCTACAGTAGCGTTACAAGTCTTAGTTAGTGACATAGACAGACACGTTATTTGTTTTGGAGCTGATCCAATATCAGGTAGCTCGCGCACAGGCACGTTAGACCCAATGTTAATAGCTTTTAGTGACCAAGAAAATGTAACAGAATGGGAACCGTTACCTACAAACACAGCAGGATCTCTTAGATTATCTGCAGGATCATCGATTGTAGGAGCTATTAGAGCAAGACAAGAAACTTTAGTTTGGACAGATACCGCCCTTTATTCTATGACTTTTGTAGGTCAACCTTTTACTTTTGGTGTTAACTTAGTTAATGAAGGCGTTGGTTTGATTTCTCCCAACGCAGCTATAAACTCGCCTAAAGGCATCTTTTGGATGGATAAGAAAGGTTTTTATAACTATAACGGACAAGTGCAAGATGTTCCTTGTAGTGTACAAAACTATGTCTTTAGCGACTTTAATGAAGAACAGTCTTTCCAAACGTTTGGATTTTTAAATAAAGAGTTTGATGAAGTAGGATGGTTTTACTGTTCTGGTAGCACAACTACTATAGATAGATACATCATCTACAACTATGAAGAAGGAGTCTGGAGCATAGGACAACTTAATAGAAGCGCATGGATAGATGAAGGTATATTTAATAATCCAATGGCTACTTCATCAGGATATTTGTACAACCACGAAACAGGTAACGATGATGATGGTTCTCCAATGGACAATGTGTTTATAGAGTCTAGTGACTTTGCGTTAGGTAACGGAGATCAATTTCAATCAATAAACAGGATTATACCTGACGTGAAATTTACAGGAGACGGCGGCACAGGGCAGACAATAAATTTTGTTTTAAAACAAAGAGATTTTCCAGGAGACAGTCTTGTTACTGAAACTACAAACACTTGCACATCTTCTACAACTAAAATAGATACAAGACTTAGAGCAAGACAGGCCGTGCTTAGAATAGAATCAGACGATGATAATTCTGTAGAAGTTAGACTAGGAGTGGGGTTTAGGATAGGTGCTACACGCATGGATCTAAAACCAAATGGCAGAAGATAATGGCTAAACTGTTAGAAACAAAATTACCAATAGCTATAGGCGATATATCTCCTGAAACTTTTAACAGGCTTGTAAGAGTTCTAGAACTGTCTTTAAATAAAGTAGACATTGACTCTACTTTGTCTGTAAATGAAACTCAGCGTAACGAAAATAAGTTTCAACAAGGCGATATTATATGGAACTTAACTGCACAAGAACTACAACTATGGAATGGTAAAGAATGGATAGTTTTATACGAGCGAAGAGAATTTGGCGTAGAGGCTGTAACTTCTTTGGGCAAAGTTACGGTATCTACGAACGGAGCAACTTCAATACAAATATAATGGACAGAGAACAATTATTAAAAGAACTTATGTTAGACGAGGGTGTTATTCATGAGATTTATAGAGACCATCTTGGATACCCTACTTTTGGTGTAGGTCATTTAATAACAGAAAAAGACAAAGAGTGGGGACTCAAGATGGGCACACCTATATCAGAAGAAAGAGTTAGAGAATGTTTAGAGCAAGACGTAGATATAGTCTGTTCAGAGTTGGACAAGAATATGAAATGGTGGCGAGATCTAAGTGATGCAAGACAACGTGTAATGGCTAACATGTGTTTTAACTTAGGCTACCCTAGACTTAGTAAATTTAAAAACTACCTTGCAGCTGTGCAAGAAGAAGATTGGGAAAAAGCAGCTGATGAAATGATGGATAGTAAGTGGGCTAGACAAGTTGGAGATCGAGCAGTAAGACTACAAACGATGATGTTAAATGGCTAAAAGAACTAAAAAGAAAAAGAAAAATGTGTCAAACTATAAGAAAAGATTAAGGAGACCATAATGAGTCTATACGAAAATATACATAAGAAAAGAAAGTCAGGACGAAAAATGAGAAAGAAAGGTGCCAAAGGTGCGCCAAGTGCTCAAGATTTTGCCAACGCAGCAAAGACAGCCAGAAAGATGCAAGCTGGCGGTGTGTTTATGCCAGGCATGACAACGGTACAAAGTAAAGGTTGCGGTGCAATACCAAAAAATCGCAAGAAAAAAACTAAATTATCATAGGAGAAAACAATGGCAAAAAAATTGTCCCCTAAACAAAAAAAGATAGCTAGAGTAGCTAAGCCTCGTAACAAAATTACAGGAGCAGATTTTCAAAAACTAAGAAGAAGGAAGAAAAAATAATGGCTACAAGAACTGCAAAAAAGAAATCAGCTAGAAAAACTAAAAAGAAAAGTGGAGCTAGGCCTACTAACCCTGCTTTATATGCAAGAGTAAAAGCTGAGGCTAAAAAGAAATTTAAGGTCTATCCTTCTGCGTACGCCAATGGCTGGTTAGTGCGTACATATAAGAAGCGTGGAGGTAAATACGCATAATGCCTAAGAAAAAACGCGACCCTAAAAAAGGCACAGGTAAAAAGCCTAAGGGTAGTGGAAGAAGGTTATATACTGATGAAAACCCAAAAGACACAGTTTCTATTAAATTTGCAACTCCTGCAGATGCAAGAGCCACAGTTGCGAAAGTTAAAAAAGTTAAAAAACCTTTTGCAAGAAAAATACAGATACTTACTGTTGGGGAACAAAGAGCTAAAGTTATGGGTAAAACACAAGTAGCAAGTATATTTAAAAAAGGTAAAGAATCTATTAGGAAAGCGAGGAAGAAAAATGGCTAAGCCTAGAGGCGGACTAACCGAGTGGTTTGGAAAAGGACCTAAAGGAGATTGGGTAGACATTGGTGCGCCCAAGAAAAAAGGTAAGTTTCAAGCCTGCGGTAGAAAGTCTGCTAAAAGCAGTAAGCGTAAGTACCCTAAATGTGTACCAAGATCGAAAGCTAGAAGTATGACAGCAGCGCAAAGAAAAAGCGCAGTAAAAAGAAAAAGAGCAGCAGGTAATCCAGGAGGTAAACCCACTAATGTTCGTAAAAAGAACAGCAACTAGGAGAAGAAGACGTGGCACGAAAAAGAGCTAAAGCAATACCTAAAACCACGGGTAAGGGCGGCAACTATCGCCCTACCAAGAAAGGTGCGGGTATGACTAAAAAAGGCGTACGTGCTTACAGGAAAGCTAATCCTGGTTCTAAGCTGAAAACAGCTGTAACAGGCAAAGTTAAGAAAGGTAGCAAAGCAGCTAAAAGACGTAAATCTTATTGCGCAAGATCATTAGGTCAATTAAAGAGAAGCTC